TGTTCTCAGCTGGTAACACCACAAGAATAGATCTTAATGATAATGGTCAAAACTATTGGAACGGTGTTACTAATTTTGCTAATAATATAATAGTAAATGCAACTGTTGATGGAGATAATTATACCATAAATGGATCTCAAGGTAGTAGTGGTCAAGTAATGACTTCTACTGGTTCAGGCGTTCAATGGTCAACACCAGCCACAGTACCAACGGTTAATAATCCAACTATAACGTTAGCGGCTGGAACTAATATGACTGGTGGAGGTAGCTTTACCTTAAATCAGGCCGGCGCACAAACAATAACTTTCAACGCCTCAGGAGGTGGTGGTTCTTCTTTGTGGTCAACTGGTACAAACTCATCTATAAACTACACTAGTGGTAGGGTAGGTGTAAATTTAGCTTTTCCAAAATCTGCACTTCATGTTGAAGGATCAATAAAACAAACATCTATTAACGCGAGTGAACAAGGATTTTTTACTGATGAAACAGAACCTTATTGGAAAGCTGGTGCTTACGGAAAAGGTTCATTCTTTGGTAAAGCTGGAGGTACAGGAAATGTAAGATCAAACCTTGCTCAAACGTATGCTGGATATGCTAGTGGAGGAAAAGCTTTAGAAATAAGAAGATCTTCTTTAACAGCAATTCCAAACTCAGCTTGGCCAAGTATTAATGGCGGAATTGCTACTCCAGTTGGACAGGTACAATTAACAAACAAAAAATCAAATGTTATAATAATACCAATGAGTGTTACTGTGGGGATGAGAAGAACTACTTTGTCAGGCTCGGCAAGTTGGGGACTTGACCCTTACCCAATTCAACTATGTATGGTGGGTGGAGGATTTGGTAGTAGTCGGGCAAATATTCCGTGGACTGTAATTGGTGGTATCCCTAATAGAATACTTACTCAACTAAATGGTAGTGCTGATGACAGTAGTATGAGATTTTATCAAATACCATTTGATTATCTTAACAGAAGCGCGGGTACTGGAGAGCTTAGATTCTGGAACGTAGGATCCCTACCAAGTGGTTCTAGTAAATTTAAGTCTAACAATTTGGTGTTTGGATTAAAAGGAACGAACGGGATTAAAAATAACTCTCTGTTATCGGAGATGTACGTAGAGGTTGAATATAAAGAATATAATTTTGATACTTGGCAAGATGGATATAATAGAAAAGTAAGAAATCAATCGAATGCTGCAAACGCAACAAACACTCTTACATACTTTAGAGGAACTACACAAAACGTTGCTTCTAACATATGTAGCGCTGAGCGAAGTGTAGTGGTAGCAAATGGATTTTCAGATTATTGGCATAATGGTAACCAATTACAACCACAGATTGGAGACACTGTTTGGACAGATCCTAACTTTTCAACTGGTTTAGCTCAAGGAACTTATTACTTATATTCTGCAGGTGGTTTTAGATATTACATAGTAGTGGGTTCAAGCTCAAATCCGGGTCTTCCAAATCAAATAACTCAACTGGGTGAGTGTGCTATTCCTATACCAACTTCATAATAAGTAAAAATCAAATAAAACAAGTGATAATAGCAATATAACCTGCTCTGAATAGAGCATAACCAAATATATAATAATTAAAACCAAAACCAAATGACTTATTTTTATTCGTTGACCTCAAGTTATGGTCAACCCAAAACACCCCAAATTTCTGAACAAACTATTAAAGTATGGAAACATCTAGCTAAAAAGAAAAACTGGCGTATTGTTCAACTACCTAATGGTTATTTTCAAACCGAACACCGTGACTTGCTTGATAAAGAAAAATGGCACGATGTAACAAGACGTGAAACTTTAGAATCTGCTGAAGCAGCTATTGATGGTAGTGTTGATCACTATTCAAAAAAAATAGAATTTTTAAAAGGTCCTAAAGTAGTTAAAACGTTTAAATAATACTACTAAATCAAATTAAATTAAATTAAATTATGTCAAACGCAATTGTAAAGAATTTGAACTTTGGTTCAAGTGCTAGAGACAAAGTGTTTGCTGGTATTACAAAACTTACACAAGCCGTTAGCTCCACTCTTGGAGCTAGTGGTAAGTGTGTTATTCTTGAAGACAATACTGGTAATCCTATTATTACTAAAGACGGTGTAACCGTTGCAAACTCTATAATTCTTAGAGATCCTGTGGAAAACATGGGTGCTACGCTTCTAAAAGAAGCTGCTAGAAAAACTGTTAAAGAAGCTGGAGATGGAACAACAACAGCTACAGTACTAGCGCACTCAATTTTAACAGAAGCATATAAATTAAATAATATAAATACCAGAGAATTAAAATCAGGTATTGAAAAAGCTTTAAATAAAATTATTGAATATTTAGAAAAACATAGTGTAAAGGTTTCTGGTGACATGATTGATAATGTTGCTACTATTTCTACAAATAATGATTCTAAATTAGGTTCAATAATAGCTGATGCTTTTAGAAGTGTAAATGAAACAGGTGTGGTAACAATGGAACCGACAACTGAAAGTGAAACAAAAGTAGAAATAGTTAATGGGGTAGAATACGATAAAGGCTTAATAAACATGGCTTTTGTAACTAATAAAACAAATAATACCTCTGAACTAGATAATCCATTAATTTTATTAATAGAATCTCAAGTAGATAATATTAGAAAAATACAAAACATACTTGAACACGTTATTAAATCTAAACAACCTTTGTTAATTATAGGTGATTGTGAACCAGCTGTTGTATCAGCTTTAGCAATGAATAAAATAAAAGGTAATATAAAAGTAAATGTAATCAACGCACCAACATACGGTATTAATAAAAAAGATATGTTAAGTGATCTTGCTTTATTAACCGGTGCAACTGTTATAAATGAAGATTTAGGTGATGATATAAATCTTATTACACCATTAATGCTTGGTGTTTGTACAAAAAGTATAACAAGCGAAAATGAAACTATAATTCAGGTAGATACAGAAAAAGACGAGGTTAAAGATTTAATTGAAGAAATAAAACAAAAATTATCTATTACAAAAAACCCTATAGATGTTGTAAGATTAGAAAAAAGATTATCTAGGCTTTCAGCTAAAGTTGCGGTAGTAAAAGTAGGTGCTAATTCTGAAATTGAATTAAAAGAAAAAAGCGATAGAGTTGAAGATGCTATATGTGCTACTAAAGCTGCTATTAAAGAAGGTATAGTTGCTGGTGGTGGTATTGCTTTATTAAATGCTGCTAGCTTTTTAAAATATAAATCTAAAGAAGAACAAGTTTTATGTGAGGCTATAAAAGCTCCATTTAAAATTATATTAGAAAACGCCGGAGTAAAAAACTACGATGTACCAACGGTAAAAGGCAAAGGATTAGACGTGGTTACAGGAAATATGGTAAATATGATTGACTCAGGTATCGTTGATCCTTTGCTTGTTACTAAAAGTGCATTAAAAAATGCAGTATCTGTAGCTACAACTATTTTATCAACAGATTGTGTAATTAATAATTTAAGAATTGATGAAAGCAATAGGTAGAAATTTAATTATAAAAATCAAACAAGAAAGTTCAACTACTACAAAAGGTGGATTATTATTAGCTGATTTACACAAAGAAGATATACGTTACAAACAAGCTAAAGTTTTACAAATAGGTGATGAAGTTGTTGGTGTAAAGAAAAACGACGAAATATATTTTGATAAACATGCTGGCCACGGAATAGAAATAAATAAAGAAAAATTACACGTAATAAAACTTCAAGATGTTGTAATTGTTTTATGAAACGATTAACACCTGATGTTATTAAAGAATTTAATATTTTTAAACATTATAGAATTATTAGAAAATGGGTTTGCAAAAACAATGATCTTAATGATGCTGATTTAGAATTATTAATATATCTTGATTGTATAGATTTTTTTACTATTAAAGATTTTAAAATGGGTAGTTATTCTTATAGTTGGAATAATAGAAGATGGAATAAGCTTATTCAAGATGATTGGATAGTGGTATGGAGAAAAAGAAATAGGTCTACACAAAAATATAATATTTATAAAGTTTCTTTTAGAGGTAAACAGTTAATTAAAAGAATATACAGAATTATATTAGGAGAAGAAGATATACCTACAAGTATTAAAAGAAATAAAATAATGAAAGGTAAATGCTATATGGATAAAGTATTGCAAACATCTATTCATAATGTAAATACAGATAAAAATAGATAATATGAAAAATCCTATTAAATTGATTGATCCAAAGTCTAACGTGACATCAATGCAAAATTACTCTACAGTAATGCCATCTTTTAATCAAAAAAATTATGGTCATGTAGCTGGTAACACAGTGCCAGGTATTAGTAGTACAAATAATGGTGGTGATGCTATTAAAGAATTTGATTACGAAAGAATGCAACCTTTAAACACATCATCTGGAGATCCCCTGAGTAATGTTCAAAAACAAAAACAAGATAATAGGAATTTACAAAAAGCTATTAAATCAGCTAAAAGATATAATAAAAGAAATCCTAATAATAAAGTGGCTATACCAGTTGGAAAAGGAACACAGTCTCTTCAAAATCAAATAAACAAAGGTATGCCTGATGTGTCATTACCTCCTGTAGATCTTAAACAAACAATAAACAATATGTATGAAGAAAATAAATCGCCTTTTGGCATGATGGATCAACAATATGATCAAATAAATCCTCAAGGTACAGCACCTATGATGGGTGCTCCTTTGCAACCATCTAACACAATGGGTAATGCACAGCCTGTATTTAATCCAAACGCTATTAATGCAGCGCAGCAAATATATGGTTCTCAAGATCAAAGAACTATGGCTATGCCTCTTAATACACAGCTTGCTCCTCTTAATTTTGTTGATCAAACCGGTGATGGTAAAGTAACGTATGGTGATGTTATAAAAGCAAGGGTTGAAGGTTATAAAGAATCTCCAGCAGAAATGAGTTACGACGAATCTCCAGCAGAAATGAGTTACAAAAAATCTCCTGTAGAGCAAAGACAACAGTCTGTTCCAGGAGCACCATTATATATGCACGAGGACAAACCACATGTGCAACTCAATACTAAATTAGAAGATTATAAAGGTAGTGATTTTTACACTGGACTTGAAAGTGAAAAAGAAAAACAAGTTCTCCGCGACAGTATTGTAGGAAAAATTAATTCAGGTAACTTTAGATCAGGAAAAAACGCATACCTAGATGGAAAAGTAAAAGCTCTGCGAAATATGCATTTAGTAAAAAACGGATTTCCTCAAGAAAATATACCAACTAAGCCTCCAAGGAACAAACGAAACTAAAAAAAAACAATAATTATGCACAATAAAAAATATGACCCAGCAATGGAAAAGTTAAAACCAGGCACTCACGTTGGTATAGTTGGTGAATCTCATATATGGGATGGACCATTAGATCAAGCAGGAAGATTACATGGACAAGGTTCAAGCTCAGGAATAAGAGGTATGGAAATTTTAAAATATCCTTCTCCTTACATTGCAGATCCCATTACTCAATGCGCTAAAGTATATAAATCATGAATTCTCCATTTTACAAAGAAGGTTTTCCTGAAATAAAAGAAAGCAATAAAGGTAAGTTTACGGCTTGGGTAAAAAAGAATATGAAAGGAAAATCCACCTGCTCTGCTGCAAGTGCTGTTATGGCCAATAAAGATAATTATGGTAAAGATGTAATTGCTATGGCTAACTACGCTAAAAACTTTGGTTGTAGTAAAAAATAAATAAAAACAAAACTAAATAATAAAAATTATGCCAAACGCAAAACCAAACAAAAAATCAAAAAAAGGCAACGTATCTCCTATCCCTATGAAAAGTTACGATAAAGATATGATGCATGAAAGAGAATTAATTTATGATGCTAAAAAAGCTATACATAGAATAGATCAACAAAAGCATCACCACGGACACGGTCCACACATGGAATCTAAAAAACAACAAAAGCACAACTTACTATATGATAATCCAATAGATAATAGAGGAACTTTTATGAGTAAACATAGTGGTAGTGCTCCTTTTAAACACCAGGGATATAACTCAAGACTAGATGATTCATTAGGTTCTAAACATGGTAGCAAAAAACAAAGTATGAAATCTCGTAGAGATGAGTCTGAAGGAATGGAACATCATTTTGGACATAACAAGTTTTCAAGCAACAAACATAGTCATTAAAAAAAAGCAGAGACAACTGTAAACACTAACATAACATTAACACTAACAAAACAAAAAACAAATTATGGCAGCAAATTTTTTAAATTTCCCAATTATTAACGGTTTCGCAAGCGGTGGCTCAGCAAAACCAGAACTTGATGGAGACAACTTAATTTCTCTTAATTCAATTCTATCTGTATCAGTAGCAACTACTGGTGTGGCTGGTTCAGAAGTAACTAAAATTACTCTTCAACTTTCACCAACAGCTCTTACTAATGACACTTGTGTTGTTACTGTAAGCGAAAGCTCTGACGCAGTAGATCCAGACGGTGGAGCACCTTATGTAGGTAGTGACAACGCGGCTGGGCATGCAGCATATAACGCTAAACTAAGATCAGCAGTTATGAAAGCTATGACAGCAAATCCAGGAGGCGTTAAGTCAACTGTAGTTGCACCACAATCGCAAGTTTCTAGCGCTAAATGGATGAGTGATAAATCTGTTTACTTTAAAGACTTTGTAGTATCTTAACAATAAATGAGATCAAAAGGTTTAGGTGACAGTATTGCTAAAATTACACAAGCAACTGGAATTAAAACGGTAGTAGATAAAGTCGCAGAAGGATTAAACATCCCCTGCGGCTGCTCTGCTAGACAGAACAAACTAAATGAAATGTTTCCTTATAATAACAAGCCTAGCTCTAGTGTTATAAGTGAAAAAATAAAAAACAAACTTAATGGGTTTTAAACTTAAATCAATTCCCTATATTAACAATTCAACTCCAATATATAGAGTGAATATGGAAGAAGGTGTGTTAGGTAAAGCTAACAACAACGGAACCATAATATTAAAACAAGGTTTAACTCCAAGTGAAGAAGAAAAAATAATAACTCACGAGCAAGTTCATATTGATCAAATGAAAAGAGGTGATTTAGATTATGATGAAAAAAATGTTTATTGGAAAAATAAAGTGTATCCAAGATCTAAGATGAACGAAGGTAATAAAAAACTTCCTTGGGAAAAAGAAGCTTATTTAAAAAAATAAAAATGAGTAAATTATTAGCTAAATTATTTGGCAATGCAAGTGGAGGTATATTATCTAAATTAGCCGGAGTAGCTGATAGATTTATCCACACTAAAGAGGAAAAAGCAAAATTTGAGAAAGAAATGACTCAAATATTTATTAAAGCTGAAGCTGAAATGCAAAAAAATATCACTGAAAGATGGCAATCAGATCTACAGCATGGCAATTGGTTAACACGATCCGTAAGACCTTTGGTGTTAATATTTTTAATTATAAGTACTATATTAATGGTATTTATAGACTCTGGATCAATACAATTTAACGTTGAAGAAAAATGGACAGAACTTCTACAACTTGTATTACTTACTGTCATCGGCGCCTATTTTGGTGGACGATCAATTGAAAAAATAAAAAAAAATAAATAAATAGACATGGGATTATTTAAAACATCAGATTCAATAATAGGTAGAGCTATGCCTTTAACAGGTTTAGTTGGCGCTCCTAATGGTTTACCCGCTTGGGTTTTTGAAAATCAATCGGGAACACTAGGAACAAACTTAAATAGCTCTGTGCTATACGTAGGTGTAAGTGGTGATATATCAGTTATATTACCAGGAGTTACATTAGGTGATGCTGAAGAGTTCAGATGGGGAGCCGTTGTCCCGGGGACTAGCGAAGGTACTGGTTATACTGTAGCCGCTACAGTTCTTACCACTGAATGCTCTAACAATTTAGCAACAGGTTTAACACTTAAGATAACTGGAGTAGGTGGTGGAGGTGAGGTACAAAGCGTAGATATAGTTGCGGGAGGATCTGGATATAATGTAAATGATATTGTTACTATTGTTGATGGAGCAAATAAAACAGCTAAAATAAAAGTACATAAAGTAGGTGGTGGAACACCAATTTCTGCTCAAGCAATAACGTTTAAAGGAGTTCCTGCCGGTACAATATTACCTGTAGTTATAGATTATGTAACATCATTAGCAACTGTAACAGAAGCAGATATAATTGTAGGTAAATAAATAATTAAAAAAACAAGTGACTATATATATTAAGACAATAAATTAAATTAAATTAAATTAAACAAAATGAGTAAAATTACAAAAGAAGAATTAGAAAAATTAGTTAAACAACAAAAAGAATTAAACTTACTTTTAAACAACATAGGTGTTTTGTCTAGTCAAAAACATGGTTTATTACATGAAATAGGTGAAATAAATAAAGAAGTTTTAAAGGATAAAAAAGAATTAGAAGAAAAGTATGGATCGGTTAATATTAATTTAGAAGACGGGACGTACGAACCTATTAAAAGTAAAGAAAAAGAAGAGAAAGAAAAAGAATAATGAGTTCAGTTATAAGAAAAATTAGTATTGGCTCAGACTATAAAAATGATGCTATGCACTACTCTGTTGGACAACCAGTTTATGGAGGACATGATATAGCATATATTGTATTAGATGAAGAGGATAGTTCTTATAATATTTATATTAAAAAAAACAACGAGGTATTGCCGTGGAAGAAATTTAATTCTAACATGGCTATATCTGTTGAGTATGATTTAGAGTATTAATGAAAAGTGTTTATGATTTTATAATTAAACCTGTTGGTGAAATTTATGATAATAAAATTAATATTAACAATAAAGAATTAATTTTAAATACTAGTATAGAAAAACATAAATTTGTAAACAATGTAGCTGAGGTTGTGTCTATACCTTTAGCCTATTATACCCCTATAAATATAGGTGATAAAATTATTATTCATCATAATATTTTTAGAAGATATTATGATACAAAAGGTAAAGAAAAAAACAGTAGTAAATTTTTTAAAGATAATTTGTACTTTTGTCAAGTAGATCAAATATATTTATACAAAAACAAAAACACTTGGAAGTCTTTTGGCGATCGTTGTTTTGTAATGCCTTTAAAAAATAATAATGATTTAGAGCTTGAAAAAGAACAAAAACTTATTGGTATATTAAAATATGGTAATAAGCTCTTAGAAGATATAGAAATAACCGAGGGAGACGCTGTAGGGTTTACACCTAACAGCGAATTTGAATTTATTGTTAATAACGATAGATTATATTGTATGAAATCAAATGATATTGTAATTAAGTATGAACGTCAAGGAAACGAAACAGAATATAATCCTAGCTGGGCACAAAGCGGTTGAAGAACTTATTAAAGTTGCTAAAGAAGCTATTGTAGATTCAGATGATGATATAAGTGCTGACAGACTTAAAAATGCTGCAGCAACTAAAAAGCTAGCTATATTTGATGCTTTTGAAATACTAACTAGAATTGAAGAAGAAAGTAATATTTTAGGTAACAAAATTGTAGAAAAAAAAGAAAAAAGTTTTAGTGGATTTGCTGAAAAAAGATCTAAGTAATGTACGAGCAAACTTTATATAAAATAGTTACACCAATTAAACCTCACATTGTAAAAAGACTTAATAAGTCTAAAAAATGGAAATATGGTTATAACAAAGATTATGATATTATAGTTATAAGTAAAACTGGGCAAATAGGAGAAATTTACGAAATACAAAATCTTACTATAGCTTTACCACTTGAAAACAATACATATAAAAGATCTAAAAAAGAGTCTGAGCAGTATTGGGAAGTATTTGAAAAAAGGAAAGAACTAAAAAATATTAAAACAATATTTGATTGGAAAACTTATCCTAATACTTTTAAAGAACAATTACACGACTATATTGATGAAGAATTTAAAAGAAGAGACGAAGGTTTCTGGTTTTACAACAAAGGTATTCCTACCTATATTACTGGCACTCACTACATGTATTTGCAATGGTCAAAGATTGACGTTGGGCAACCAGACTTTAGAGAAGCAAATAGATTATTCTATATCTTTTGGGAAGCATGCAAGTCAGATACAAGATGCTATGGCATGGCATACCTTAAAAACAGAAGGTCAGGATTCTCTTTTATGGCGTCCGGTGAAACGGTTAATTTGGCGACAATCTCAAGTGATTCAAGATTCGGTGTTCTCTCAAAATCTGGAGCGGATGCTAAAAAGATGTTTACAGATAAAATTGTCCCAATCTCAGTTAACTACCCGTTTTTCTTCAAACCGATACAAGACGGTATGGACAGACCAAAAACGGAACTTGCGTACAGAGTCCCAGCGTCTAAATTTACAAGAAAAAAACTTGAAGCTAATGAACGGCTTGAAGAAATGGTTGGACTCGATACAACAATCGACTGGAAAAATACTGGAGATAACTCCTATGACGGTGAAAAACTTATGCTCCTTG